TCATTTGTACCAGAGACAAAGACCTGCGAGCTGTTCCTGGATGGCATTATGGTTGGGAGCTGGGAAATCAGCCTCAATTTGGTCCGTTTCTTACCGACGAGATTGGACACATCTCGCTGTCTGCTGACAGAAAATCCATCAAAGGTACGGGTTTATTGTTTTTCTACTCGCAATGCCTCACAGGCGACCGCACGGACTCTATTCTCGGCGTTGAGGGAGTGGGGCCTGTTAAAGCCGTTGAAATCCTCGAAGGATGTCTGACTAGCCAAGAAGCATTTAATCGCGTCAGAGAGGCTTATAAGGCCGTCTATGGGGATGATGGGGACAGGTTCCTGCTAGAGACAGGAAGGCTGTTGTGGATGACTAGGGAGCTGCATGAAGATGGCAGCCCTGTATTGTGGGAATTTCCCAATGTTGAGAACTAAATACCGGATTGTAGATCTAGGATGCTACTTTGACATCGAAGAGTGGGATTGGTATTGGCCTTTCTGGATTTCTACTCCAGCTACCGAGTTCTACTATGCCGATTTAGAAGATGCTGAACGTGTAGTTAGAAGATTAATTGCACAAACCAATCCATCTAAGCGAGTTGTTAAGGAGTTTTTCTAATGGCGTATTATAATTACAAAGTTGTTCGAGATCAGATCCCTAACGATTTTGAAGATCGCTATGTATCAGCATTTGATGCTATTCATGGCGACAATTCTTACGACTCAGATGCTAACTATGACGGTCATCGTTGGCTGTTGACTGCGGAGTACATTGATTATCTCCAAGCATCGATTGTTAGAGGTTCGTACATCCCTCTCGATGAGTGGTTCAGTGAAGGGATTCGTTACAGTTGAAAGTTAAAACAAGAAACGGAGGTCAATGGACTGAGAGCAGGTTTCACTCGTTCATTAAGAGTGCTCTCCGTTCAGCTTCCCAAAGGTGGCCTCCCAAATATGAAACCTTACAAGAAGCATTCGTAGGAACTAAAATCAATAAGTCATCCGGGAGGATGGCAAAGCATTACGAATGCAATAAATGCCACGAGCACTTCCCTCAGAAGGAAGTCGAAGTGAATCACATTACGCCAGTGGTTCCGTTATCAGGATTTGATTCGTGGGATGGCGTGATCGAGCGGTTATTTTGTGAAAAAGAAGGCTTAGAGGTTTTATGCAAACCTTGCCACCGCAACGAAACTAACAATGAGAATAAAGGACGTAAATGACCCAAGAATTTAAAGGCTTCTCCCTCTTCAACGACATTGAAGATCGTGACCTCCGTACTCGTAATCAGGCTGTTGTTCTTGCTAATATGGCAGAGTCTAGCAGCAAGAATCGTAAGATTTCAGCTAACGGTATGGGCTTGATTATCGGCTATTTCGATAAGATTGTGCCTGAAGATCGTGAAACAGTCCGTAGCAAGTTTATGTCTTTTATGAAGGAGCGTGGTTTTGAACAACGAGCAGCCTAAATCCTTAGACGCAGCCTATGAACGCAGGGCTATGCAGCAAGGGCTTGTAAGTAAGGAACGAGCTGTATTTGAAGAGAATCGTGGAGATTGGGGTGAACCAGCCCCTAAGCGAAACAATCATCCAGAGATTGTTTTTAAGGTTCTTGCGGATATCGGAAGCAGACATCAGATGGGTGTAAAGAAGTATGGAATGGGTTTGCAACCTTTTAACGGTAGAGACGCTCTGAAAGATGCTTACGAAGAAGCTCTTGATCTGTGTTTCTATCTCCGTCAAGAACTGTATCAGAGGGATGGTAAATGAAAATTGCTGATATCGAAGTTAAACTGATTCACCATGTCGGTAGTGACTTGGATGTGGTGAATGCAGCTCGTGTCTCTTTTAATAAAGAGAGCGATCTCTTTAACGAGAAAGACGCCAAGCTAATCAGCTACCTCGCTAAACACAAGCACCATTCTCCTTTTAATCACTCGTTCCTTTCCTTCCGTGTTAAGGCTCCAATCTTCGTTGCTAGGCAATTGGTTAAGCACAAATTTATGCCTTGGAACGAAGTGAGTAGACGATATGTAGATGATGAGCCTGAGTTTTACTTTCCTGAGCACTGGCGCGCTAGGGCTTACAATGTGAAGCAAGGTAGCGACAATTCTTTCATTGAGCCGCTAGAAGAGTATGCTGACGACGCCACATTCGTGGCCTTATCGGCCTATAATCGCCTCCTTGCGGAAGGCGTGTGCCCAGAACAAGCCCGTATGGTGCTCCCTCAGAATGCTATGACTGAATGGCGTTGGTCTGGTACTTTGAATGCCTTTTGCGATATGTTAGTGTTGCGATTGGATAGACATACGCAAGCAGAAACACGAGAGGTGGCTAAATTGATTAGCCAAGAAATCAAATCACTGTTCCCTGTGTCACATTCTGCTTTGATTGGAGATTTAGGTGCCACACTCTGATCCAATAAAGAGAAAAGAATACGCAAAAGCGTATAGAGAGGCGAATAAAGAAGAGCATAAAAAATACCAAGCAGAATACCGGAAGAATCATGATTCCAGGGAGTACAAAAGAGAATACCATAAAAATAAAAGATTCGATAAGTATGGTATTACAAAAGAATTCTTCGAGAAAATGCTCGAAATGCAGAATTTTTCTTGTGAGATCTGTCAGATGAAGTTTGATGATAAACACCGCCCATATATCGATCACTGCCACCGAACTAATAAAGTCAGGGGCCTTTTGTGCATGCATTGCAACACAGGGTTAGGTCATTTTGAAGATGATCCTGAGCTTTTAAAATCAGCAATGGAGTATTTAGTTAAATGAAACATTTTATTTTACCTGATGTGCAAGCTAAACCGGGTCAGGATTTCTCTTTTTTGAGAAAAATAGGCTCTTATGTTCTTGAAAAGAAGCCAGAGAAAATCATCTGTCTCGGTGACTTCGCTGATATGCCCTCTCTAAGCTCCTATGACGTGGGTAAGAAGGTGTTTGAGGGCAGACGCTACACCAAGGATATTGAGGCCGCTATGGACGCTATGAGTGCCTTCCTGGGCCCTATCCGTGAGTTCAATAACAAAGCTAAACGGAATAAGGAAAAACTGTATCGTCCTGAGATGCATTTGACACTGGGTAATCATGAAAATCGGATTGAACGAGCAATCAACAATGACCCAAAGATTGAAGGGCTCATCACTCTCAATGATCTTGAATATTCAACCTTCGGTTGGAAAGTTTATCCATTCCTTGATGTGGTTGTTATTGATGGCATTGCTTACAGCCATTATTTTACTTCTGGCCACATGGGTCGGCCAGCTACTTCCGCAAACGCACAGTTGAACAAAACCCATATGTCCTGTGTCTCTGGTCATCAGCAGGGCTTGCAGATTGCTACTGGTAAGACTGGTGACGGTCGTCTAATCCATAGCATCATTGCTGGCTCTTGCTACGAGCACGATGAGGAATATCTGGGCAGGCAAGGTAACAACCATTGGCGTGGTGCATTGATGTTGAATGATGTCAACGATGGGGACTTCGACATTATGCCTCTTCGTCTTAAATATCTGATGGAACGATGAATCTAAACGAATATCAAAACATGGCGATGAGTTTTCGCCTTCCCTCCGCTACACCAGAATACGCTCTCTTTAATCTAGGGGCTGAAGCAGGAGAGGTTTTCTCCCTTGTAGCAAAGGGAATTAGAGATGGTCGTAAGTTTGACTTCGATCAGAATATCAAGAAGGAACTTGGAGATGTTCTCTGGCATGTAGCAGCAATTGCTATCGACAATGGATTCTCTCTGGAAGACATTGCAATGTCAAACATCGCCAAACTCTCTCAACGTAAAGCAACAGGTACTATCCAGGGGAGCGGGGATGAACGGTGATATTTTCACACCAACGGAATCAATTCTAACTAAATACCATCAGCCTATCGAGTTTGCCAATAAGCAGCTTGAAGTGTTCTGGACAGCAGATGAAATCAATGTTGAAAATGACATTCATTCAATCCGTGTTGACATGGATGAAGCGGAACGCCATGGAGTGCTCACCACCCTCCGTCTATTCACTCTGTACGAACTTCGTGCAGGCAGTGATTATTGGCGTGATGTTTTCCCTGTCATCTTCCCTCGTCCAGAGTTTGCTCGTATGGCTAGTGTGTTTAGCATGTTTGAGTTGGCTGTTCATGCTCCTTTCTACAATAAGCTCAACGAAGCATTAAATGTCTCCACTGATGACTTCTATCTCTCATATGTTAAAGACCCCCAGCTTAAGCAACGGATGGACTTTATCGATAGTGCTCTTACTTCTGGTAATCCCCTTTACAGTGTTGGCGTTTTCTCTCTTATTGAAGGCGCTGTTCTCTATTCTTCTTTCGCGTTTCTCAAGCACTTCCAAGCGAACGGGAAGAACAAGCTGAACAATGTTTGTCGAGGAATTGACTTCTCTGTTCGTGACGAAGCGATGCACGCTGAAGGAGGTGCCTACGCATTCAGGGAAGGGTTGCAACAACTGAAACCTTCTGACTTAGATCGTATGAAGTTGTATGCTCGTATCCACGAAGCCTCCAATGTTATCGCTGAACACGAATACGCCATCATCAATAAAATCTTTGAGAAGGGAAACATTAGAGGGATCTCCAAGGAATCCTTGAAACAGTTTGTAGACCATCGTATCTCAACTGTTCTTGTATCCTTAGGCGTTCTCAGTAAGGTGGAGGACGCAGGTCCTGTTGGAGAATGGTTCTACAAAGACATTAACGACTACAAGTTCAATGACTTCTTTGCAGGACAAGGACGAGAATACACACGGAATTGGGACGAGAAAGGATTTGTCTTTTGAGTGACAACATTTATGAAGCTCTGAGCCAAGAGCGTAAAGAATCACAACAACGAGGAGATACGCCTGAATGGTACACCACGGGTGGATACCAGATGTTCAAGGCAAAATACCAATATGCAGCAAACAGTATCCGCGATCAGTTTCAGCGAATTGCAGCAACTGCCGCCAAGCACGTTCCAAAACTTCCTCAAGCAGAAGCCGTTTTCTTTGAAATGCTTTGGAAAGGTGTTCTTTCTCCAAGCACCCCTGTTCTTGCCAACATGGGCACTGACCGTGGATACCCAATCTCCTGCGCAGGCAACTATACTGGCGACTCCATTGACGAGTTCTACCAGAGTAAGAGAGAAACTGCTCTTCTCACTAAGATGGGCTTCGGCACCTCCAGCTACCTTGGCGATGTACGCCCTCGCGGGTCTAAGTTTAAAGGTGGTGGAACCGCCAGCGGTGTCGTAGAGCTTGCTAAGAGCTTCGTTACAGATATGAACCTTGTCAGCCAAGGCTCAAATCGTAGAGGCTCTTTCGCTGGCTATATTCCTATTGAACACGGAGACTTCGATGAGATGTGCGACTATCTGGTTGCTGTTCCTGATGCCCTTAATCTGGGCTGGAACATTTCTGACTCGTTCCTGGAAAAGCTGCAAGCAGGAGATCCAGAAGCTCTGCGACGATATCAGAAGTGCCTGAAGGCTAAGATGATTACGGGTAAGGGGTATTTCTGGTTTGTTGACAAGGCAAATCGAAAGCTCCCTTCTCGTTATCGTAATAAGAAGCTGACTAATAAGGCTTCTAATCTGTGTTCTGAGATTCTCCTCCCTGCTGACGATAAGTACACTTACTCCTGTGTTCTCTCGTCTCTGAATCTTGTCCATTGGGATGAGATTAAGATGAGGGCTGGTACGGATGGGTGCTACATCCGATGGGCCACAGTCTTCTTAGATTGCGTTGTAAGCGAGTTTCTTGAGCAGGCTAAGGGTCAGCCAGGGTTCGAGAAGATTGTTCGATTTACGGAGGAATTTAGGGCTTTAGGGTTGGGAGTGTGTGGTTACCATACTCTGCTGATGCAGAAACGTATCCCTTGGGAATCTTTGGAAGCAATCTTCATCAATCAGGAAATCTTCCACACGATTGAAAAATACTCTTTGGAGGCAAGCTGTGATTTGGCTTACATGTTTGACAGCGACTTTGTACCTCGTAACGCTTCTCGTATCGCTATTGCTCCTACTAAATCGACGGCTCTACTCATGGGCGGAGTTTCTGAGGGCATCAATCCGGTCCCCGGCTTTACCTATACGCAGACTACTGCTGCTGGATCTGTTGACCGTATTGATCCTGTCCTTCTTTCTCTTATGAAGGAACGTGGAGTTGATATTGAAGAAGCAATCAAGCAAGTGGCTAAAGACTTCGGTTCTGTTCAGGCAGTTGATTGGTTGACGGAAGAAGAGAAGAAAGTCTTTAAGACAGCATTTGAACTAGATCAACATTGGGTAGTGAGACATGCTTCCATCCGTGCTCCTTACATCGA